GGTACGTGCCTTAGATTTTATGGTCGATGCCTTGGGTAGCTGTGCGAGCTATCAAGAAGCGATTGAGCTAACCACGGCGGCATTTGGCGCACAGCCGCTCGAAGGCTTTACTGAGCTTATGCAAAATGCCATTGCTAACAACGCCTTAGCAGGCATGGCAGACGTGCAGTTAGAGACAGGCACAAAACCATGAGCGACCCAATTGGTTTTAACTTAAATAGTCCACCCACCGAAGCCATAGACTATCTAAAGGCAAAGGGCTACGCCATTAGCTTTGATTATGATGAACTAATGCACGGCGCGCACCATCGCGCCTTTACGGTAGCCAAGGTGATGCAACTTGATTTATTGACGGATATTCATCAAAGCCTGTTAGGCGCACAAGCCAAAGGCACGCCCTTTGAACAATGGAAGAAAGACCTGATCCCAACACTCAAAGCCAAGCAATGGTGGGGTGAAAAAGAGATTTACGACGAGCGCACAGGCGAGTACAAAACCATTCGCATCGACGGCAACCGCCTTAAAACCATCTTTGTTACCAATATCAACACCAGCTACGAGGTCGGTCGCTGTCGACAAATGGAGCAACTGCCACCCGAGTTCGCTTATTTGCGCTATTGGGCAATCAAAGACGCTAAAAGCCGTCCGCGCCATGCTGCGCTGCACGGCTTGATTCTGCCAAAGTCAGACCCTTGGTGGGACATTAACCGCCCGAAAAACGGCTGGCGTTGCCGCTGTACCGTGCAAGCCTTAACCCTAGACATGATCAAAGCCAAAGGCTACAAGATTGCGGATAAAGCACCGCCGCGCATCGCTGATGCTGATTGGGGGTTCGACCCGTGTAAAGACAGTGCCGCCAACCTAGACAAAGCCTATTTTAATAAGGTTCAAAGCCTTGTTTGTCCTGAGAACAATGCCCGCACAAGAGATGTGCTGTGTCCGTTTATCGAAAGCGTTAAGCAGAACTACAAAGCCGCCATGCTTGCCACGCTACCAACACCAGAAAAATGGGGTGAGTTTGTAGACAAAGCAATAACAGAACCATACAACAACAGCGAGCGCTTAGGGTTTTTAAGCATGATTGAGCCATTACAAGACTGGTTAAAGGTCAATCAACCAGAAAGCGATTTAATTCAAGTCGATACGGCTGCTATTCGTAACTTACTGGCTAAGGGCATTTACACAGCAGGAGCCAAGCCGCAAACGGACACACAAAAACCAACATTCACCCCATTAGAGCTGAAAAACATAATCAATGTCATTCATCAGCCAGATGAGATTTATTTTGATAACTATTTGATACTGGTATGGAATCTATCAGACGTTAAAGGAAAGCTGGTTATTGAAATAGACAATGGCGATAAAAAAGCAATTTACCACACATTGAAAAGCGGCATGGTTTACAGCGAAGAGGGGTTTAAGCAGAACGTAAAAGACATGCAAAGAATTTACTAAGCGTTGCTAGGTGGCTCTCGACTGCCACATCGTTAGGCTTAACGCCCTTACCAGTCTACCACTGCTGGGCACTAGCAACACGAATTTATTTAACCACATCAACAAGGAATTAACAATATGATTGCGATCACAATAGCCGCATTAACTTTTGGGGTTATTTTATTTTTGTTTGGCTATGAGATAGGAAGAGTGTTCGCTCAGCTTCAAGCATGGCGCAAACTGACTCAGTGATACAGCAGTGCTTTGTTATGAAATCCAAGTTAGGACACTCACAAAAAACAACCTTGTCGCACCTAATTTCAAGCGTTATGGGAGGTGACCGCGTCATGATATACACACCTTGGTGTCTAGCCAATTCGGTATTGATGCGATGGTTTTCATCTTTAACAACACAGCGGACAGTGCGACGTTCTGGCGCGGTTATTAAGTGTTTCAACTGTTGTTGGCGGTCGCTTAGTTCGGCTGTGGTACTGCTTAACATGACAGTTAGCCGATCACTACGTTCAATGGCTGCGTTGGTTGCTGCATTAAAAAACTCAGCTTTTAATCGCTCTATTTTTGAATCACTTAGACGCTTTTCAAACCAATACCCAAGACCTAACCCAGTCGCAAAGAGGGTAAATAAAATGCCTGCAACAGAAGCCATAATTGCATAGTCAGACAAAACAATGTGCCATAAATCGTTCATATAACCAACCATTTACACATAAAACAAAAGGATTATAACAACATGACCCCACAACAAGCCATAGAGCGCGTTATTGCATTAGAAGGCGGTTACACGCTACACCAAAACCCAACAGAGCCACAAGCGACCTACGCAGGCATTTACCGCGCCGCCAACCCGCTATGGGTGGGCTGGCAAGCCATTGATAAGGGTCAACAACCAGACAAGAAGCTGGTGATTGATTTTTACCTTATCAATTACTGGCAACCATTCGCCGCCATTACCAACGATAACATGCGCTACATCATGTTTGAATACGCTGTAAACGCAGGTGTAAAACAAGCTATTAAAGCCGCACAGCGCACAGTAGGCATTAGCGACGATGGTGTACTGGGCAAGATTACAGCGGCGACGATTAACGCCATGCCAGAAAAGCTGTTTATTACCAGCTACATGCTGACCCGCGCTAAAGCCTACCTAGACCTAGCCAACAAAGACCAAAAGAAGTATGGCGGTTATTTGCGCGGTTGGCTTAACCGATTATTTGATAACGATTTTTTAACCACAGGAGCAACAACATGAATCAACTTAAAAGCTATATGGGCGAACGCCTAAAAGAAGCCTCTACATGGCGCGGCATTGTCGCTATTTTGGCGGCGCTTGGTATGGGTGTCACGCCCGATCAAGCGGATGCTATTGTCGCAACAGGACTAGCGACTATTGGGGCGTTAGGTGCTTTCTTTCCAGATCGTAAAGCATGAGCGCGAGCGTTAAGGCGGTGGGGCTTGAAGCAATTCAAGCCTTGCTCACAAAGCTATCTAAACAAACATCGGATATGCAGCCTATTATGGCTGGTATTGCCGAAATATTAAAATTCGACACGCAAGAGTCGTTTGAAAAGCGCGCAAGCCCATTTGGTCAAGCATGGAAGGAGTCGAAGCACTGGCTACACGATAGTGGCGCACTGAGTAGCTTTAACGCCAGTGCAACCGCCTATAGTGCCGAGGTTTATACTAGCGTGGTATATGCTGCCATTCATCAGTTTGGGGGATTTGTTGGGCGTAAGAAAAGCCCAAAGATTAAAAAATCAACCAGCCGATTCGCGCCAGCAAAACGCGGATACATACCAGCTCGCCCGTTCTTACCTATCAACAACGCAGGGCAACTTGCACCACATACCGAACAAGCCATTGTTAACTTTATTAAAAAGAAGCTATTACCTTAAGTTGATAATAAAAAAGCGACCTAAGTCGCTTTTATTTAATGTGGTAAAAACAGCTTTAGCAAAATAGCCCCAACACCAGCAGCAATAATACCCATCAAAAGGCGTATATTCTTAAACTCTGCATCTGTTTTAAGGGTTAAATCTCGCACCGCCATAGACACTGCCTGCACATCTGACTTAGTCGAAAGGCTCATATCGGTTGCAGTATTGATTGCCTCATTTACCGCCTTAGCTTCTGCTTTAGCTTGCGCTTCTGGTACACCCGCCTCTCTGAGCGTGTCCACAAACTTCATGGTATCGAATGTAATACTAGCCATAGCAACACCTCTTAATTTAACTTTGTTCCCTTATTTTACCACGGTTTAATCATTTAGGTATAAACCGCACGCGAATGTAAAAAAAGGCGACCTAAGCCGCCCTTTGTTTACCCCACCGCCAACAGCCTAAACCGTTCCTTCTCTTCGGTTAGCTTGTCGATAATCATGCCAAACATGGCGTAAAAGTCATCACCTGTTAAGGTGTCTTCTCCCTGATTGATGGCGCACGACATCGCAAAGGCAAAGCCACGCAATGCCGATAAGTCTTGTTCAAAAGCATCTACCACTGCCAATAATTCGTTACTCATGCCGCACCTCCCATCAAGGTGTAAACAATGGTATTGCCTTGATGATTGCTTTGCCAAATCACCCCATCGAACTTGTCCAATAAAGCGCGGGCAGTTTTATCGTCTTTTTCTTTGCCAGCCGCCTCTAATAATGTCGTTTTAATTAGCGCACCTTCGCTATCTAGCACGGTTTTAACTTTAGCAATAAAGGCGTTTTCGGCATCTTGTTGATGTTGGCGCGCCTTCGCTTGCGACAAAGATGGCAACGCCTTAGCCACAACAGGCTTTTGCACAGTAATCAGTTGGCGGTAAAGGTCGGTATTTTCTTGGCGGATATGTGCCAACTGGCGTTGGTAGTGGCTTTCGATCTCTGCCACCTTAGTGTTTAAGTCTTGCACCATACCAAGACTGGCAACAGGGGACAGCAAGGCTTTTTCCATTTTATTGAACTGGTCGATATAGGCAAGTTTAAAGGCAAGGGCTTTTTTACCTGTAAAACCCATTGCAAGCAGGGTAAAGCCGTCGCGGGTAATATTGTAAAAGCGTTGTTCACGCGTTCCGCCATTAGGCATATCAACGCTTTTTGATGATTCCGCAAAATTGCGGACACGCCATTCTTGAGGTAACTCAATGATTAAATTGTTTATTGCTTTTAGAAGATCGTCGTGGCGTTTGCTGAAAACATCAGCAATATTATGACTGGTTGTGACGAGCGTATTATCTGAGCTGGCAATGATTTGAATTTGTGTGTTCATGATGAACTCCTATTTAAGTTAAGGAATCCGCTCACTTTATCGACCAAGACTGGGTGAGGGATTGTACAGGGTTGGTCGACTGATTAAATAGTAACTCAGCACACCTTGCGGTGTCCCCATACAATCCACTCATAGAGTGGACGGTGTAAAAACAATAAAACCCCTTGCGGGGCATGTTTACACCCTATTTAAACCATGGCGACCAAGCCAAGACGCTGAATTTGCAGCGTGTGGGTAGTCTACTGGTTTAATTTGTGTTTTGTCAAATCCTCCTTATTATTTCATGATGCCGTGCATAGCGTTTTTCACCATTGCTATATTGGCTGCCGCTTCCTCGTCGCTTACTAACAGCCTTGCGTGTGGCTTTTTAATGGGTTTATCCAATTCTGGTTCACTGTTTTGGGAACTGATTTGCTCTCCCATAATGCCTAATTTGTCTTTTAGTACCTTTTTCAGATAGTTATGATTGGTTAATTGTTTAAATCCGCCCGTTGCTTGGTGCTGATTTAGGCTGTTTAGCGTGTCCTCTATGGCTTCGTCTAGCTTATAGCGGTTTTGGCTTAGGCTTAACACCTCCTTTAACAGCTTTAGCGCACGGTCATTGCTTAAATCCCGACTTGGGGCGCGAAACAACCCCAAGTAGCGCAACACTAAGCCTGCCAAGGTGGTATCCAGCTTGGCTACCACGGTTAATAATTCCCTTCCTGCCTCATCTTGCACGCACGCCTCTAAGCTGATTCGGCTGTGGCACATTGGGCATCGTCCTAGTTGCATGGTAAAACCTCCT